AGGCTGCACATGCAGTCCTTTCTGCCTCCCTCTCGGGAAGGTTAGATCACGGGGCCCAGTGGGCCGAGTGACCTCTCGCTACTACATATCCACCTATCCTTCGGATAGGTACGAAAGGTATTCTTTCTGGCGTAGGACGACTTTTACTAGAATAATAGCTACAAAGAGCACATTGCTTTTGTGCTGTAGCATATCTAATATGGTCGTCGTGTGCCTTCTTACTCCGATATATAAATCGTTTGTAAAGAAAAGATACACTTCCGTGCTTATCAACCTGCAATTTTGAGAAACTCAAATCGTAGGTTTGTTGAAGACGGGTAAGGTCTAAACTCCTTAACCCAGAATCTTCCGGATAGTCCGGGGGTACAATCTTAATATAAAGATCATACCGTCGGAATAGAGAAAATAGATAACGCAAGACGTGCTTGTCATACAGATACGTAAGCGATCCGAAATACATTCTGTATTTCTCTAAGATCGCATTACACACGGTATACAACCACGACTCTATGCTAGATATTTTCGTAGTGGCAGGCCTTTTCAAGTTGAAAGGCCTAACGTCCTGGCCGCGGAGATAATCTCCGCCGCACGACTCTCGAAAGCCATCGTTTTCTAAAAAGAAACTCTTGTCTATGTTGACAAGAAATCCTACCTTGACAGCCATCCTCATAAAAAGAGGGGCTGATGCGGTAGGGACGATGCAATCATCACCAAAAACACTCACATTACGCATCAGCGGTTTATAGCATATAAACGCTGGTGCCCGTGGGTTCCTGGTATAGATGTCGCTCGCTAGAGCGAGAGAGTAAAAGACGATAGTCTCAAGGGGGAACGTTGTTGCATTCCCCATTGTACTAAACATGTTAAGCTTCTTCAATGTGTCGTTAAACGACATATGAGAGCACCTAACAGAGTTTAGAACCGAAAACCAAGTGCTTGGTAACAAGTACTTTAGCAACTTGATTGATAAACAATCGGAGGCAGAGCTGAAATCTATAGTCGCAAAATTGCGATATATAGAAGCCATTCGTGCCATAGCCTTATGTCTATCCGGTAAACTATCGACTGACAAAGACCATCGATCCATGCGTTTGTATAAACATCGCATGAGGCCCTGCTGGAGAAACATATTTCCAGTGGGCTCGACCGCAATCATGCGGTCGATATCGTTGTTCTTTGGGACAGTAGTAGCGCGTGACCCGTCCACGACTTCGAAAACCTTTTCCCATTTACGGGTACTGTTGTAGTTTACAACAGCCAATGATAATTCTTTATCATATGCAAGGTACGAGCCGAGAAACGGTAATGCGTCGCGAGTAACTGTAATAGGAAAGGAGAACTTCGACTCAATCGATGTGTCCGAAAAGGGCACACCGAGCGAAGTTCCAGATGAGTTTTTACAAGATAGAAAAAACTCATCCTCGCCTAAGGGCGTCAACAATTCATGACAAATTTGACGAGCGCGTAACAAAACGCTGTCATATTCATCATTGTTGGCTGATAGCCTAGTTTGCACAGGGAGTTCAACTCTGTGCTCTAACATATGGCTATTTACCTTGTCGAATAAGAGAAAAGATTTTTCTCTCAATCCGATTTCGGTTCCTGAAAACAAAAACTTCTTTAGAAAAGCAGTGTTTTGACAGGTGGTTACATAAGCGGCCGCATCAGCGGGCAGAACTCTCATCGAGTTCCCCCGTAAATCACGAACGAGTAGCTGATGCATGGTTTTGGCCATGCTATCAACTTTGGTAGCTTCAAGTTTCTTGAGCTTCCGAGTGGTATTATACTTCATGGAATATCTCCGTGTAGTTAAGTTACATTAACTTAGGGTTTCATCAACCCAAAAGTCTTCGAGCTCAGCATCGGCCATTAACTGGCCAGCTGTACGTATCATATTGAGAATCTCAGTATTTGTCGTTTCGACATCTACTGCTAATTCCCCTCTGAACGTATTCACAGTCCGAGCCTCGTTCGCTAACACTTTAGGGTGTTTTAGAACAAAAGCACGGCGTCCTTGGGTATAACCCCCAGGAGCTCCGGGATTCACCTGGTTTTCAACTTTCGAAAACGTGATAGTCTTACGGTCAAGGGGGTTACCCCCACCGTAATGAACTGCATGCTTAAGAAGGCTGTCGCCTAGTGATTTCAATGTAACAACGGTACCACCCGTTGCTGCTACAGATGTTGCTCCATCATTGATGGAAGCGTCTTTAATTGGCGGCATTTTTAATGTCTCCTAGTTATCGACGTGGTTTGCCTGTCAGGTATGATACTGACAGAGCGAGCACGTCTGTGAACTTCGTAACAGAATCAACTAACCCACTCAAATCTATAGAGGGGATAGTGTCTGTCCACGAAGGGAACCAGACCGTTCGCACATATGAGAATCTTGTATGTGAGAACGTGTCTGAGCTAGTTAAGGACCAGGCAGGATTAGTAAAACCGAGACCGATAGCAGTATTAATTACTGTTTCACGCTCAACGGTACTAGCTGCGAGGAATTCAACGTTAGGGTCTGCAAGGGCAGTTAAACCTTTCACCGAGTCAGAGATGTTTATAACTCTGTCTACGAGGAAGCTTAACGGCACAACTTGCCAGAGACCAACGGGGATATCCTTTGCTCTGAGGCCATACTTATATCGCCAATCGTTAGCCGTGTTGTGAACACGGTAACGAATGGATGCTCGAGTATCAAACTGTGTCTTTTGGACACGTCTGTACTCGAGGACATTTGTAATGGACTCAACGACATCTTCATAGCTTGCGGTTTTCTTGCCGCGAGCAGTCTGATGTACGGGATATCGACGACGTGTATGCAACTCTTCCAACAAAGTCATAATTGACCTTATCAGAGGAGAGAATGCAAATCGGTATGTCAACCAAGCTCCAGAGGCTGCCCTAGCAAAGGGTATGCCTCGTAGACGAGCGGCACGTTTTGCTGCACGGTAGAGATCTTTCGACTCTGCCAGCAGTTTTGGCGTGTACTCTTCTAGAAAGCGGAAAGTTTCCCGCATTTCGAGGACGTCCTCAAGCATTTCTGCAGGGGACGGGTCGACATTGGCAAGTGCATCGAACTTTGCGTCATCGAGATGGTATACCCTCCTAACGGGGGATACAGCCATACCAATGAAGAAAAATTTCATGCAAGCACCGTGAAAGCGATAATAGCTTGAGCCGACAGAAATGTCAAACTCGCCATAACCGCTAAACAACTTGGTACTAGTACTGTAGCTACAATCCTGGTTCACAATAGAACCGTTCTTTATAGCATCAGAAAAACCCGCATAGACATGATCAGTCATGCTCTCATTTTTTGAGAGCTTGGTATAATCATAGTGGATAGTTGACGTAGGTATGCCGTTCACATAGTAAGTTCTACTATACGAACCGGTCACATCTGGGTCACTTCTACTTCTATTACGAATCGTCATGCTCTTGCTCCAATTAGTCTATCA